TGGGTGATCCAGAACCTTGATCGGGTTCGTACCCGCGTCAAGTAATTCTGCGTCGGTTCGCATAAATGCGTTGTAACCAACCTGGCGGTTCAGTGCGTACTTCTCACGAAGCACAACCATCGTGAAGCCACGAACGTCTCGGATCATGTATTTCGACATATCACCGAAAGCGATCGTCTTGGTTAGTGACCCGATGCTGGCGATAGACTGGTCGATGGTATATGGGAACCCATCAATCGTCGCCGGCACACTGTCAGCACCAGAGCCAACAGCAGGCATCCACAGCGGTCTGCTGTTTCCGTCTGCCAGTTGTTTCAGCGCCTTCAGAGTCGTGTCATTGAACAGGAATCGACCCGCGCCGCTTTCGCGGTAAGCCGGATCAACACTATGCTCAAGATCAAGCAACTCACTCCACAGGAACACTGTGATAGAGGCACCTGTCGCACCAACTGTCGCAGCAGTCATCAGGCCATTGGGCTGACCAGAACCAGTACCAGTACCGTAATGGGTAGAGGTAATCCGGCCCAGGCGTTCACCGAACAATCGCACCAAGAGCGCCTGCATATCGAATGCCGAGTCTTGCAGCAATTCGACTGACACACGAACAACCTTACTGGTGTACGTGTAAGCACCGAACACGATTTCGCTGAACACAACATCCTTCTCGGTGTCTGCCGCATGCTCCGCGATGATCGCGCCAACGTTACTGGTGTCGTTCACAGTCGGCCAAGGCAGGTTGTTACCAGTCGAGGTGTTGAACACCGTGGCGACATTACGAATGCCACCATAACGCAGTAACGCTACCTCCAACTGGTCACTGAAGCCTTCCGGCACCGTGTAACCACCACCAGCATCCGTACCCACGCCTTGTGCGCGTTGATACATATTGGCAATAAGATCCCTGTGATCCGGGGTCAATGAGCGCTCACCAAACCGCAGGTAAGCATCGAAGGCTTGCGCCATTTCAGGATGCTCGGCGGCCCTGGCATAAACCGAACCGTAACGTGATGGGATGTCCTGCCCCAGCACTCGCACAGTCGCTTTTTCTTTGGTCGGCTTATGCTTGCGATCCTCGAACTGCTTATCAGTCTGCTCGCCGTCACCGGCTCCGCGCATGCTGATTGGATTGCCGTTATGGTCCTCGAAGTGACGTTCAATGGTTTCGTCCATTTCGCGTTCCTTGGATTCGTCGTAGGTCACTGCTTCGACCAACTTCTCCAAGTCTTCGTATGCCGTGCGGTGCTGTTCCCACGCGGTCTTTTCGTCGCCGGTCAGACCACGTTCCTCATCGGCAGCCTTGCCGGTGATTTCTCGCATCTGTGTGGCGAGTCGGGAAAGTTTTTCCCGAAGTTTCTCTAATCGAGTTTGCATCGTAATACTCCCTGCAAATTTACCATTGCATAACCGTGATCCTCATGGGAGTCGGCAGGTTATTCGCGGATACATCATGGGATGCTTACCGCGCCAAATGTCGTTGCGAATACTCCAGACTTTGCCGGTGCAGCAATCTCACTGCCTGGGTGTCTGTCATATGCGCTATATATTCATTCATGCTGCGTAACCCAACGTCGGCATCAGGGTACGCGGGATAGGTGACAGGGCTTACATCAAAAAGCCGGTCAACTTTCAAAATCGTTCTGAGCAGCAATCGGCTGTCAGGTAATTCTTCCCATTCGTCGGCCTGGATCGTAAACGCGAATGAGGATTGGGTGATGTCGCCGCGCTCAATGCTCCGCAGCAAGTCACCAACGTAAGAAATCTCCGGGTCAGGCGTTATCTCGTAACGCAGGCCCACATCATCAACTTTCAATTCCATCGTGTCGGCAGCAGTGCGCCCCAGGATCAGGTTGGGATCGTGGTTTATAAGGCCGCGCACATCACTCGAATCGGCCTCTTTGAAGGCGTCCCGGTGGATAACTTCGACAAATCCGCCCAGGTTCTCGGATCTTTTGTCGAAAACCGCGCCATGACCGACGATATTCTTTACACCACTGTCGGATTCTCTTACATCTATCGGGCAAGTGACGACTCGGCGTTCCAGGTTGTCGATCTGTTTAAGGTGATCCATTTCCATTTTCCCACTCAGTTAGAAGACTATTTAGATCATCTGCGGCGGCGAGGCAATCCAAATGTTTTTTACAATAGTCGTGAGCCGCTGCTGGCGTCATCACCAACGCATCGGTCAGCAGATCCCAGTGCTTCTCTGCATAGAACACTTCAGCGGATCTGATAAACATGGCGTCATCATCTGAGGCGTCATAGAGTTTTCTCAGTTGCCCCGCTTCGCGCCGCTTTACCCTGGCCTCCGCGCCCATCGCAATTGCTCTGAGTCGGTTGGCCTCGGTGCGCTCATCATCAGGATCTTTGTCTTCATCTTCGTCACCTGGCTCCTGTTCATCCTCAGTGCCGTCGCCCATATTCATCGGCGTAAGTGGCTCATCGAGTCCTGGCAGCGTTTGTAAGTCCTCCCACAATCGAACTTCGTTGCGCGTATACACGCCCCATTCGATCATCTTGGCGTACAACTCGGCCCTAGCCTTATTGTCTCCACGAAGCAATGCCCTGGGGTCGAACTTGAAGAACAGGCCATTTTCGCGCTCTCTGCTGGTAAGCAACTGACGATCAAACTCTTGCTCCCAGCGCACAAACCAGGAACCCATCGAGTAGATAACAAAGTCGAGTGCTTCCAACTCACGGTTGTTGTACTTGGTGTTGGCTTCCCCCAAAAAATGAAGTGGTACTTGGAATATGGTGGCGATGTCGGATCGCTGTAACTTACGAGTTTCAATAAACTGCGCATCTTCTGGCGGAATCCCGACATTTTCATATTTCATCCCCGATTCGAGAACGGCAGTTTTGAATTGGTTGTCGTTGCCGCCATACGTTTCCTGCCACTGCTTACGCAGTTTCTCCACATCCGTAATTTCGCCTTCAAACGACAACACGCCACGAAGTTGCGCGCCGTTTTTGTAGAACCGGCTCGAATACTGTTGCGTTGCCAACGAGTAACCAATCGCTTCTCGATGTGCATGAATGGGGCTTCGTCCTACCAGGCCATCGAAACCGAAACCTGGGATGTGTAATACATCGTCAACAGGGAGTCTGACTTGCGTATCGTCGATGGTTGTGACGTAGGTAAGTATTCGACTGGAACCCTCGGTAAATCGTTCAGGCCAAGTGCGATCCGGCAACAAGGGCATAAGTTCTGTGACTTGACCGCGCCTGTTCTTGAACTTGAGCGCATATGAGTTTCCCCAGGTTGTCAGGTGGTACTGCATGCGTTCTTTCAGGATGAACGCACTCATTTCTTTGTTCGATACCGAAGACGTTATCGGATACAGCCGATGATTTTCTGCCTTCTCCGGGCCTTTGTCGGTTTCCCGATACAGCCGTAACGGCACCTGGGCCAGAGTTTTCGACAGAATATTGATGCACCCATCGACCGCAGTAAGCGATTGCGCTGATTCCTCGCTTACAGCAACTCCCGCCGTTGACGGTTGCCCACCGAGCATATCTAAAAAATACGCCGATGGATTTGCGGCTGTTGTTTGATTGGCGCGTTTCGTTTGGAAAAGACTGGAAAGGATCACTGATTATTTCTCATGCTGTCTAATACGGCCATGACCACCAAGACCGCGCCAACAGAAAACATGGTCCTGCCAACCGATCCGGTTTCTAACCAAATGCCCACGGCCAAAAGGACAAGACCAATGATCGCCTGTATAGCATTAAGATTTTGCTTAGTCATACCACCAATAAATCCTTATCCCAGATCGGCGGCGCTTCGTCAGCCAGGGCGCGCATCAATGCCATCAGGCTCCCGATGGCCGGATCTATCTTACGAGATTCGCTCTCACGGCGCGGGAAGCAATTTCGCTTCACATCGTAGTGAACAACGATATTTGAAATGGCGAATGTCAGGACCGGGTTCATATCGTGATGCCAGGTGCCGTCAATAACATACGCCTCCATCCATTTCATCGGCTCGCTGAAGTTTATAACCGTGGGACGCACTTCCGGGCAAATAAACCCTTCGGCCTGCATGTGGACGCCAAATTGAGTTGAGTTATGCATCGGGTCGAACGGCAACTCCCTAATATTGAACATTTCATCCAGGGACTCTCCACCTTCAGGGTCTATGCCGTGCCTGTCGGCAATCTTGCGGCAAGTATCTGACTCAATTTTGTCAACATCCAGAGTAGCGCCCGGTGTCGTAAGCAATCGGCCCTCACGGTGCCATCCGTCGTAATGACCCCCGTTTGTTGGATCTTGGAGGGCCTTCTCCGGTAAATATGATCGTGAAAAGTTATAGAAATGATCCTTTCCCCCAACTGTGTCTCTGAAGACGATTCCCTGTGCTGATAAGTCTCTACGAGAAGATAAATCTGTGCCGATCCAACAATCCTGTCCACGAAAATCCTCCAGTCTGAGTTTCGAGTCACCACAGGCGGCCCATTGAATCATATCCATCCATGCTTCGGCAGCATTGGTCCAGACATTGCATCTTTTGGTCAGGAACGCGCTCTGCTTTGACGGAATAGCCTGGGCCTGTTTGGCAAGGCGTTGCATGTCCAGCGGGTACACACTGACATTGAAATTCGGGTTCGCTTTGCGCCAGATGGTCTCATCGGTGAAGGCTTTTTCTTCGTCGCCCTTGTCGATCGTCCAGATGCACCCGCAAAAGGTTGGGTCATCCAGTGAGCCATTCAAAACCTTGACCAGATAACTTCTCTGCTCGTAACAGACGCCTTCGACGTTGGTGCCGGCTGTCGTGATGTTCCAGATCAGCGGTTGCTCACGGCTGCCTGTCGAGGTCTCAATAACGTCATAAACGAGACGTTGGGCGTTGCCCCAGGCGTGTAATTCGTCGTTAATCGCGGCACTGGTCGAAAGTCCGTCCAAACTCGAATCTTCCGAGTGCAGTGGCTTCATAATCGCACCAAAGGACGGATGATTTTCGTCCAGGATACTCATGTGGTGGGTGTAGACACTGACCCCCGTATGTCGTGTTTTTAACTCTTGAGCGCGAGCCATGCCGAACACAAGTTTCGCCTGATCGCGTCCAACAGCGCACGTATACACTTCAGCGCCTGGCTCATCGTCTTCGGTGAACAGGTAGTTGGCGACTCCCCCGGCCACCGTGGACTTGGCATTCTTTCTGGCAACCTCCCAATAGCACGTTCTGAAGCGTCTTAACTTGGTGTCGATCGTTTTCCAGCCGAACGGCACGATCAGCATGTAACACTGCCAGTCTTCGAGTTTCAGGTAGAGGTTTTTGCGCGCCCAGGCCCCTTTTGTGTGTTTCAGGCCCTCAATGTGGTCAATAACGTCTTGCGCGGCATCACAATCGAAGAAATAACCCTCCAATCCGTGCTTTGCTTCGTTATATTGGCGCTGACACGACAGCCTGGTGAACTCGCAGGAAGGAATTGACCCATCTAATATGCCGTCAACATAGCGCATCCCGCGCCTGACGCCATCGGGTATCTCAGGATCGTGCCACCATTCTTCAGCCACGGACCTTGACTCTTGCTGCTGGCGTCAAGCCAAACGCATCGAGCATGGTTTTTAACTGCTTTTCAACCGACCTTTTGTGCGAAATCGCGGTCCATCTGACGTTATTTTCGACTGTTTGGGGCAGGTTTCGCTCTCTTTCGTCTGCTCTCCAGTATTCTTCAGTCAGATTGCACAACATTGCGAGTGCCTGGCTGTCTGGCTGCGTGAAAACGCCGAGTTTCAGCAATGCGTTGCCGTAATGTTCCCAATATGGCACCGATGCTGCCGACAGGTGTTTAGGTGGCTCAGGTAGTGTTGTTTTCCTTTTCGGGTCGTCGTGATTTTGAATATCAAGTTCATTACCGTTTTCATCGGTAACAATCGGCCCCGGTTTTTTGGTTTCGCCGCTAGATATTAGGCTGATGTGGGCCGGTAGTTTTGTCCGTCCTGCCATGTTGTCTCTCCCTCCTGGTTTTAGGATCTAATACTCTACCCTTCCAGGTGTTGCAAGCATGACACGATGCCTGAAGGTTGGAAAATCTCAACCGAAGATGTGGCGCAACATCAACCGGAATGATGTGATCGACCATAGTCGCCGGTATGCCCGTACATTTTTGCTTAATTTCGCAGAGAGGATTACGCGCCAGATATAATTTTCTGACGCGCTTCCAAGCGCGATCATATCCACGCTTTGCTGCCGATACCCGCGTATCAGGCAACCGTTCTTTTTGCGATGGGAGGGGATGTTTTTCACATCGAGGTCCGGCAGATACAAGGGTGCCGCAACCTGGGTATGTGCAAATGGTTTGTGAGACATAGGCCATAAATAAATGTCGGGGCGGCGGGAGAAAGCGCCTTTGGAGGATTCAAGTCCATCAGCAGGTAGCAAGCGAACTACTGGAAGAAAAACTCCCGCGCCCCGAACGGTTGGATTAGATCACGTTCTCCATGATCTTTTCCAGTTCAGTATCAAACCTGGCAACTAATGAATCTTCCGTTCCGTATCTGGCTCGGTATTGTCTTGGGTTAAAGGCCATTGATGGACCGAGTGCTGCGGTGGCTTTTCTTCCGGCATGGATTTGCCCACAGAAAATCTGGGGAAGAACGCCCCGATGATGCCAAGGGCAATTTGGATAGGTATGCCGATGACCAACACGGCCAGCAGAACCATCGCATACATGATGAACGTCAGCAGGATTACCGCGCCGATTATCGCCCCGAAACTCGCCTTCAATAATGCAAGGAATACATCCAACGTCTTGAAAAAAAGACCAGCGATAAAGTTCATCTTTGTTGGCGTTCCTCGGCACAGGTATGTCGTATATGTTTCAGTCTCCCGTTCACGCCTTTATACGTTCTGTGCCACGGTCTTGCATACAGTGAGCCTTTTTTGACAGTCACCGGGATCAGTTTCCTTGTGTGTTTGATTTTTGTTTTCAACACTTTCTTGGTGATCTGTTCGAGAAACTTTATGCGCCCACCACAGAATTTACAACGGGCCAAGGTGTGCTTCCAGGTGTTCCAGATCAACAGTTTCATTGCGTCACAACGTTCCTGGGACTCGGCCATTGTTGACCAGCAACGGGCCGGCAGTGGGTAGAACCGTTCCGCTTCCTCGACAGACATCAGGTTTTCTTCAGCCCACGGATCTTCGTTCATGCTGCTGCTGTCTCATCGCCCGGCTTGATCGAATATATGCTCCACATAGGGAACAGATCGCCTCTATCCATCGCATAGCCTTGGCCGTGGCCCAGGTCTTTCAGCATTGACTCTCTAAGCAGTTGGGCCGCTGTTGTCCAGCCAACAATGGTATATGTCGGCAGGCTCCCAATTACCAAGACATAAATCTCAGCCGCACAATGATCCTTGTGCTTTGCGGCCAACAATCTGCCGCCCATATATTCAGTAGTTTTGACATCCACGCGCCGATCACGAAACACTAGGTCGTGACCGCCAGACCGGGGGGAAATTGATGTATCTGGATACACGTTAAGATAACGGGCGACTGCTATTTCGCCGCCCATTCCATTTACATCAATGAACAACTTATCCTGTTTCCCAATCTGGCGATCAAGGATACCTTTCTCACCATTCTTACGCCGGTGTTTTCCTAGAAATTTAGCGAGTCGAACTTCAGCCTCGTTTAATGTGATCTTCATGCCGCCACATCCTCTATGTCCATTTGCCGTTCACCGAACATGGCTCTCTGCTTACCAGCAATCTTCATCGCCCAGATGTCGATGTATTCTTCCGGGTTAATGCGGCCCTTGAGTTTCATATCAACCTCCAGGCCGAACGCTGGTAGCGCTGCGAGTTTGATCTGCGACAGGTCTGCCGTGACACAGACTCCAAACTTGTCGCCCCCCAGGTCAAACTTGAAAATATCGCATTCCACGTTGGGTATCTTGTGGCGCAATTTGATCTGTGCTTCCTGCATGGTCGGCACACCATCCTTATCCCACAGTGCGTCGGCCAGGGTTGGGACGCGCAGTTCTTTCAGAACATCCTTTGCGCCGGTCATCACGTTCACGCAAACGCGACAATCCATAGCGTAATGAACTTCGTCTTCGTCGTGATCTTCCTTGGGGGCCAACTTCGTAATCAGAACTTCACTCTCACCAATCTGCAACATCAGTATTCTCCCTGCGGTAATGCGCCAATGGCGCGTAAACATTCCCCAAGTGAGGTCACGGTGTCGATCGTACCGTGCCAGTCATCGTGGAATTTGGCTTCATCTTCAGTCAGTTGTTGCTTGAATTTTGGCTTATTTTCGTCTTTTATTTCAACCAGAAAGTTATACGGAATGAAGGTACTCCCGTATTGGTTGACAAGCCAGCGCAGGCTCACCCGGCGACCTACCACAATGTCTGGAAATCCATCCTTGACCATCGCTGTATTGGCAACAGAAATAGCCGGGATTTTCCGCAGATCGCGGATCATGCCCGGCTGGTTGGCGTCAGTGCTGTAGGTCTTGTGTCTTGCCACGGTGAGTTTCATTGTATAAAAGATACTCATGGATTCCATAAACCACATACTGCTCTGGTGGGTGCTGGTAGGCGGTCTTTATCTCGACAGCCTTTTCATCGGTTACTTTATTCACCGTGGCCTCACCGTGAACCATCCCAGAGACACCGATGTAATCAACATCAAACGTGGTCGCACAATTGACTTCAGCAGTCAGGACGAACTTGCGAACGCCTGACTGCTTTTGACCGTCCATCCAAACCTCACAGTCGGCACCGTGCTGGCCCACCTTCAGTTGGATTCTTGGGAGACCCATTAGAACGGGATGTCGTCGTCGAACTCGGCTTCCGTCTGCGGTGGTGGTGTTCGCTGCGCACTGCCACCCTGACCCCGTTGAGGCTCTGCCTCACTCAGCGATATGGTGACGATCGGAGTCTTATCCAGTTTTTCAGCCATATAGTTCACGAACCCGCGCACTCTCGAATCAAGATCACCGTTATCATTCTTCGGAATGTTGATGTAAGCACTTAACCAGTAGTCCTGGCCGCCGATGTCGACAGGCTTGGAAGCCTTCAGGATCGGGTGAGTGTCTTTCTCACGCTTGTCGTTTTTCCATAGTCCGTAGTTGATGTAGTCAGTCATTTTTCTGCACCTCCATTTTGTTCCAATATTCCCCTACAGTTTTACAATCCGCTGCTACAACCTCGTCCCTGAGATCGAATAACTTATCGGATTCAGCCAACTTTCCTCGCGCCTCTTTCTGCCTTAACCGACCCGCGTAATCCAGATCAACGGGAGACATATAACTGAGTAGTTTGAAATCCCCACCCCCAACAGCATAGCGATTCTGGAACCCATTTATTAACTCCATCTGATCGGGAGACTGGTCTTTGTAGAATTCCAAGACCCTTCTTGCCATATCAATTAACCTGGAAAACATGAGCCACTGATCTTCCTTGTTCTGTGCCTTGGTCATCGGCACTATTTCCACCGCTAATTGTTCTGCGTTTACAATTGGCTTACTCGATTTTAATAATGCTTCACGGAGCAGATCATTCCAATATTTCGCTTGTGAACTAACATCTTTCATTTGCTTATCCTTTGTAACCGCCGAAGTAAATTGATTGTAACTTCTATGTTTTTCCTGATTCGCTTCTGAGTCGATTTGGTCATTCCTGCCCACAGGGTTTCTGCGCTCTGGTCGATCAATGCCATTTCCTCAATGCGGAAAGATAGCCATGTAGCCTGATCGTCTACCGGCCCGTCTGTTCCGTTTGCTTTTGCCAAGCCCTCTTTTTTCTTTTTCTTTTTCTTTTTCTTTTTCGGCGCAGTTGCCTTTTCCTCGAATTCCTCATCGGGTATCTTGGCATCGCGCTGCCATTCACGTCCTTGCTTTTCGCTAATTTTGTTTTCTTGTAAAGCCTGCTTTAACTGCGTCCTGCGTGGGCCGGAGTTACTCTTAGATGGGCCGCCTTTATCCCTCGGTATCTTCAGCAACAATTCACCGGCTCGGCGTTGCGCCCTTAATCGGATCTCTCGCGCTCGATCTTCCGCTTCTTCGTTCTGCCCCTGCCTTGCATATACCTCAAGTGCCTTTGCCTGATCGCGGATCTTTTTAACTTCATCGACTCGCTGACACGCCACAATAGCGCGGCACATTTCGTCGTATTTAATCAGCCCGGTTTGTTCCATCACTTTATTTCCTCGATGAGTTCCCACCCTCTTTCGAGTTTTTTGAAAGTGAGGTTGTGGGCAGGGTAGCCCCAGATGCCACCGGGCTTGAGTAAGCGGTGACAGTTTTCGATATAGGCGGTGTTGGCATCGTGCTGCCAAGGTTCGAGCGATGGATTCCAGCGCTCTGAAATCTCTCTTGAGGTCATCATATTATCTACTCAATTATTGAATCCTAGATAATTAACTGATCTGCCGTTTCGGTTAGATCAGAAGGCTGTGGGATCACCCCCCCAAACCCCCCCAGAAATTTAGATTCCTGGCGCTGGCAGTTCCGGGTGTTCTTGGGGAAAACCTGAAAACCAGCGTTCGGCGCGCAAACGAGGCAAATCGAAAATCGCACCTAGAGTCTGAGGGGATGAAATTCTGCCGCAACGGTTGAGTCATCGGCTGAGTCTTTCGGGGCTGGCTTTACGTCCTCCCCGATGAACACCCAGGACGTTGAGCCGAGTATGCGCCCAGGTCAGAAATAAAACAACTATCGCTTGCGCTGCCGGCTGCGTCTGGCGACTGCCGTCTTTCCCGCTTTCCTGGAGGCCGCCGTTCGACCTTTGACCTTGGCCCCCTGGGCCGCCGACTGCTTCGCGCTGAACCTTCCTCTTGCCATGATTTTCTCCGATCGGTGAACTCCCAGGAACCATACGCCCTGGCACTTCCAGGTCAAAACCAAGACCCTTTTCTGAAACCCTTACCCCCATTGGCTTTCAACGCGTAAAAAACCAAGCC